GGTATAGAGAATAATATTGGGATTAAACAGACGTGCAAAGAAACGATAATCTTTGGTGGTCCAATCCATCATCGGTGCCACGGAAATACGAGGTTTTATTGAGTTATCAATAAGTTGTGGATTTTTCAAGGTTTTATCTACATTTTGCATATTGCATTTACTCGCATTTTTACTCATATTTCCCCATATTTCAGTATTTCGGTGCACCGTATTTGCACCGTGAAATGGGTTTTGGGTCAGGGTGCAAATTTATGGGTACAGTTACAGAAAGAGTTCTGTCCACTGGTGTGAAAAAATACAGGGCACAGGTGCGCGTGAAGCGACAAGGGCTGCCGAATTTTACAGAGTCTAAGACATTTAGTAAAAGGTCACTGGCTGAAGCGTGGATTAAAAAACGAGAATATGAACTCGAATTGAATCCTGAACTGATGATTTCTGCCAATATTTCAAAGGGTATGACCTTGGCTGCTGCCTTGGAAAAATATTTGAATGAAGTTGAAGGTTTTGGCAGATCCAAACGCATGGGACTGCGTTTTTTAACGCATTGGCCAATCGGACAGGTCAAAATTTCAGATTTAACCAGGAAAGATTTCACTGATCATACTTATTTAAGGCGCAATGGTTATCCAGCGATAGGTGCAGATCCGATTGAATCCAGTACTGCACTGCAAGATTTGCAATATTTAAAGGTAGTTTTGACCCATGCCGATTTGGTTTGGGGTGAAAAAGTGAATCTTTTTGAGCTGGAACAGGCGATGAAAGGTCTACGCAATGCACGTGTGATCACGAAATCCAAGAAACGTGACCGTTTACCGACATCAAATGAGCTGCAATTGCTGACCAATTATTTCTATAAACGTTGGAAAACCAGTAAAACGTCGATGCCTTTGCATCTGATTATGTGGTTGGCCATCTATACCTGCAGGCGTGAAGATGAATTGACGCGACTTTTTCTGCATGAGTTTGACCAGGTGCATCATGAATGGAAAGTCTTTGATTTAAAAAATCCGAATGGCAGTGTCGGCAATCATAAAAGTTTTAAGGTGACTGAACAGGCTGAACGTGTCATCAAAGAATTGATGAAACCTGAAGTGCGTGATCAAATGCTTCGTTTAGATTCTGCGGATCCATCCGTGCTGTTGCCACTGAATGCCAAATCATTTGCATCGCGTTGGCGTGAAGCGATCAAGATGACAGGCATTGAAGATTTACGTTTTCATGATTTACGTCATGAAGGGATTACCAGATTGGCTGAAGATGGTTTGACTATTCCCCAGCTGCAGCAGATCAGTTTGCATGAGTCCTGGGAAAGTCTAAGACGTTATGTGAACTTGAAAAGCCGTCGTGATCGATTGGATTTTGTGGAAGCGATGAAAGTGGCCAAAGAAAAAGCCCTCATTTGAGGGCTTTTGTTTAAATCACCGCAATAAAATCAAAGTGTTTTAAATTCATGTGCATGGGTGTAAACCATGTTTTTACCCACATGGTGCGATTGAAGGTTAGTAAACGGTCTTTGCCGGCTTCTTTAAAATAGGTAATTCGATCACCTTTGACTGCAACAATTGTTGCACCTTCAGGCTTTTCTGCCTTTAATTTCTCTAAATTATTTTCGTATTGCATGGCTTTGCCCTCTATGCACGCGTTTAGGCGTGCATATTTTTCCAGTCTTGTTGTGATATTTGGCTTTGTTTATTCAGCCAAAGTGCCACGTCTGTAATGTTGACCATGTAAGGTGCTTTTTTAGATTCTTCTGCCTTGAACGTTGGGAAGGGCAGGTCTTGAACGGCTGCACGCTTCTTGGCTGTTTCAATGTTCAGATGTGGTAAAAAATCCTTTACAACAACCTCCAGTGGAACCACTGGAGACTGATACTTCATGGCCAATAAGAAACTTGAATCAAACTGATTCAATGCAGCGTTCATTTATTTTTGTCCCCTTTTTCCCATTCTTCTTTTGCAGCCAACATTTTTTTATCGAAAATTTCTTCAGCACATTTAATTGCCTGTTCTGCGGCATGTTTCATGTCTTTTGCAAAGAACCAATTGTTTTGGTACCAGCCACCAACTGAACAAGATAAAAATTTCCCTTCATCTGTAAAATTAAAGCGTGTAGGAATGGAAGTTTGTGTTTTTACAAGAAACTCAAAGTCTGAACAGTAGAGAGCAAGATTCGAAGCGTGTTCATCATCATATTCGCCATCTTCATCTTCTTGCATCATGTTCAATACATATGAAAATGCAGGGCATTGTTCAGTCAGTGGTTGTAATATTCCGTCATGACATGATTCACAGAACTCTTTGAATGCATCACTAGGCTTCAAAACAGATAAGGTTGGTACGTGAAGGATTACTTCAAAACCAACATTGCTATTCCACATTTCTTGAGCTAATTCACGTGGGAAGTTTGGTACCGTATTTTGTTGAGTCATTTTCTTATTCCTTAATTAATATGCATTTGCCTGTGGTGCTGAATCCAGCATCTGTAAATTGTCTGCACGAACTTCTGTGCTGTAACGTTCCTGACCGTTTTGGTCGTTCCATTTACGTGTGCGAAGTGAACCTTCGATATAAACTTTCGAGCCTTTTTTTAGATACTGCTGGGCAATTTCTCCTAGACGATTGTTGACCACAATGCGATGCCATTCAGTTTGTTCAATCCAGTCACCAGTCTGTTTGTTCTGCCATTTTTCAGATGTTGCGATGGAAAATTGACATAATGAACCACCATTCGGAAAGGTTTTGCTTTCAGGATTGGCACCCAGCGTGCCGACAAGGATTACTTTATTTACGCCACGCATGATTCTTCCCCTGTAACTTTTGCAAAATGACTGAAATGTGCCGTGAAGCATTTTTGATTGTTGGTGAATGGGATCTTTGGATTGTCGATATGACAGACATAGAGTTGATCTGTACCGACGATTTGTTTCACTTCAAAACGCTGGTGGCTGCTGACAATAAATTTGTAGCGTGCAAATTCATCAAAGATCCATACGATGTCACCGATTTTAAAATCATGTGCTGCATTGATTTCAGGATCTGTGAACGGTAGAGCATCATCAAAATTGAGTTCAGCGGTTTCAAGTCCACCTGGTTGTGCTGTGCCAGTTTCAACAATGTTTCTCATTTCGTTGATCAGAATGCAGGCTTCAGTTGGCATGTGCTGAATGCATGGGTGCTGATTTAAGATTTCATGCAGACGAAGTACGCGTGCAGAAATATCCTGGTGTTCAGCAACCATAGTGAAATAGCTTTGATCTTGAGTTTGAGCGTTCATTATTTTTTTGCCCCTAAATTTGGATTAGTGAAGATCCAGCACTTCACATTTCGGCTTGGTTTACCTGGTGCTTCACGACTTTTATTCACTGCTGCCACGTCATCGGCAGGGAAACGGTCTGAGTACACTTGTTTGTTGCTTTCAATGAATTTGTACTTGCGTGATGTGCGAAGTAATTTTTTCATTTCATTGATTTCAGGCAGCTGCTGATAATTTCGTGCAGCTACTTTGTAGATTTCGTTTAAGTTGATGGCGATGGTTTGAGCATCGTTGTCATGATGGTTGAGTCCCCATTCTGGTGAACGGTTGCCTTGCAAGTACTCGTAAACATCCCAGAATTTTTCCACGTCTGGATGATCACCATTCAATTGTTCAACACGTTCACGCGCCATGTCTTCAAGCATTTCTTGTGCTTCAAGCATGTCTTCAAGGTCAATCGGTAAAACGTGTGCGGTCATTGCTTCAATCAGTGCTGCCACTTGTGCATGACATAAGGCAATACGTGTATGGGTAATGCCTATTTCATGATAGTGATCTTCAATTGACTGCAACTTTGACGCATAGGTTTCCAAAATCTTGTCTTCATTACGCAGGCAATGAGTCATGAAGGTGCAGGCATCTTCAAGTTCCATGCGATCCAGTTCATCGACAATGCGTTTGGTTTCCAGGGACTGTCCTTTACGGTCGAAGTACAAGTGCAAAGTACGTGTCAAAATTGCTTCTGAAGCTTGAATTGCGGTGTTCTGTGAAATCAGAATGGCACCACGAAACGGTGGTTCATAAGTTTCATTACCTGCAGTCTTTAAACCTTTTGAACGGATTGCACGACCGTTGAAAGCGTCCTTCAATTCATCCCAACTGAATTTGGACTTTTGCACTGAATTACCGTTCACGTCATTACGGTCGCCTTCGATCAGTACGACTGGAAGATTGGCAATCTGGGCAAAGTTACGATAAACCGCCACGTTGGTTGATTTGTTTGCGTCAAAGCCTTCATAGTCTTTACGACCAGATAACTTCCACATCATTTCTATTAAACGTGATTTACCTGCACCGGCTTCACCGACAATTTCCATGAAGGGGTATGAGCTGTGCATGGCACGGATTTGTTCAGCAAAATATGAACCCATCCACCATGCCAAAGCGATAATACCTTTTGCACCACGAACTTTATGGAAGTCATTCCACCAGTACGAATCAAACTGTTTTTTCGGGTTTAAGGTGATCGCAGGTGAACTTGCCAGTGTTTTAATTTCCTGACGTTTTACTTTGAAAAAGTCGTGCTCATTGATGGCAATGATTTGGCCCTTATGCACGGCATATTTTTCAAAGATGTAAGTCTGGTATTCACGGCTGTAACCAATGTAATCAATCGTTTTGACTTCACGTAAACGTTCGGTTTCACGTTTGATGAATGTTTCCAGGTGATTATCTGTACCTGTCCACATTGCACCAGACATCACAGACATGACACGTGGTTTGAACTTTGAACGTGATGACATTTGGTCTGCAGTAAAGGTGGTTTTTGCTTCTGACCACGGACTTTGCAACTTGAAGTAGTACCAAGATTCATCAGTGATTTCATTGCGCTGGAAGTACAACGGTTCAATCTGAGCGTTGCAAATTTCCTTGGCTGCTGAACAATTCTTTAATGCACTTGAACGGATCTCTTTATCAGTGAGGATCTGACCACCATTTTCAGCTGCTTCATTGTTTCGATCTTCTAAATGCTGAACGGCTTTATTGAATTTGTCATAGTCGAGTTCCCACCAGTACAAACGGAATTTGTGGTTGTAATAGAAGGTGTGACGACGACCTTCATAGAAGTTATAAATAAGAAGACCTGCTTCTTCAGCCGTTTCAGCAATCAGCAATTCACCATAATGTTTGTATTTTGGGAATTGATCAGGATTGAGTTTGTCCCACTGGAACAAGTCATTCCAGTCGAGTTTTTTACCACCATTTGCCGGTGGCTGTGCAGCTGTAGACGACCAACCTTCAGCACGTGAGCGTTCATGAAACTGTACGGTATATTTTTTACCTGCTGAATCATTGTCGAATGCCCAGCGTAAACGTGGCTTGTCAATTTTCAGTTCATGGCAACGATCTGCAATTTGCTTTAAGAAAGCAGAAGGGTAGTTGACACATGACAGGCATGATATGGCTTTGACACCAGATTGACTCAGTGCAATGGCATCAAAGATTCCTTCCGTGATCCAAACAGCATCACCTTTTTCACCTAAACGGCAAAGTTCATCTAGTTCATGCACGGACCATGCTTGGCCGTTATTTTTAAAACCCCAGTTGAAATTGGCTTTTTTCTTAAAACGATCAGGTCTGTCTATGAATCTTTCCCAATAGTTTTTGCTATCCAACATAAAACGGACTGTGGCTGTAGATTCTTTCGTATCTTTATCTGTATAGAACTGCTGGGTGTATTTACCAATTAAGTTTTTAAGATCGAAACCACGACCTTCTGACAAGAAAGCATCAGCTGCAGCATTTGGATTTGCATCCGTTTGTGGATGGTATTCAGACCAGTCTTTAAATAAGTCTTCACAGATATCTTTGACGTGTTCTTCATAACCACACTTCACCAGGCGACCACATTTCACAATTCTTGGATTGTGCGCATGGGTATAGAGTTCTTTTTTACCGCACTGTGGGCATACGCCTTCACGGAACCATTCGCCACGTGTCTTGAAACTGAACATTTGTTCAAGACGGTCAATGATGCGATGTTTCATTTCAGACATTAGTGAAGTCCTTTTACGTTGCTTTCAACAATCCATTCCCAGTCCTTTGCGTCTTGGAATGTAATGATTTGGTGTTCAAATAAGGCTTCGATATAGCCTTTTAATTTTTCAGCAAAGCGTTGACGTTCTTCACCAGACAAAGTTTTTAAATGGTCTATACGTTTTCTTAAGGCTTCTGTACCATTGCGATTTTGGAGCTGATTCTTTCGCTTTATACAAAGTTCTTGTAATGTTGTCATTTTGTTTACCTTTGGCTTGATTTCAGTAAACTAATAAGCTTTTCAGGGGCTTATTGTTTATTTTTGGCTTCAGAAAATGGGTTGTCTGATTTCTCAACTTTCGATAAAGCTTCAGAAATGATTTGTTCCGTGAAGCTAGAAATCGTCATTCCTGCTTCAGCCGCACAAACTCTCAGGAACTGATGACGGTTCGGGGTGGTATGTGTGATGATTGCTTTTGTTCTGCTTTCGACATTACTCATGGCAAGTCCTTAAAATGTTGGTAGAGCATCAGTGAATCACTGTATTAGTGAATAATATTACGATAAATCGAAAGTTTCAATACTTTGGTGGGTAAAAATGTCGATTAATGATAAGTTTTTAGAGCGTGGAGCACGTTTGAAAGCTGAACGAAAACGTTTAAAACTGACTCAGCCAAGCGTGGCAGAGTTGCTGGACGTGGCTGTGGGTTCTATCGTTCGTTATGAAAAGCAAGGTGATCCGTTGAATCAGAATCAACTTATGGTTCTGCAGGAGGCTGGATTTGATACGTTCTATGTGACGTTTGGTGTGAGATTTACGGAACTGAGTGAAGACGAACACCAGGTAATTTCTGCTTATCGATCCTTAACAGATACAGCGAAAACAGGCTTTGTCGGAATGGCCAAAGCCTATGCAACGCAAAATGCCACCTAACGGTGGCATTTTTTTTACTTACAATGTCGATTCAAATTTTTGAATTATTTTATTTACCTGATCATGCATTGTTGTAAACAGCGAATTAATTTCCTCTGGATTGATCTGTTCCCCAGTCTTGATTGAGGTCTTGCTGAAAAGCCCCAGGCAATTTTTTAAGTGGATGAGTTCAATCAGTGTTTCTTCTTTCAAGTCATCATTGTTGTTGACAGTATTGTTCGACATTTAACCTCCTTCTATTAACCCTACTCATTGTATGGAAAAGAATGAAAAGGGGAAGATCAACAAGTGACACAGTGCGACAGATTATGTCTTATGGTAAAAAAAATAATCAGAAAATTAAAAAAAAGCCCTCAAAATGAGGGCTTTCTTTTAAACTATACTTTGGAAAGAATCGATAATCTGATTCATATCTTTGCTGAATGAGCTAAACAGTGCATTCAATTCTTCATGTTCAATCTGTTCACCGTTTGTCACCTGAACTTTACTCATTAAATTTAAGCGATGTTTTAAATCGAGCATATGCAACAAAATTTCTTCCCGAATATCATCATTCGTTGGTGTATTCATATTCTCTCCCGCTAATGAAATTTTTAACCTGTTCCGCTTGCGGTATATATAAGCTGATAAATACCAAGGCTTCAACTGTTCAAGCAGTAAAGGAGCAAATCAAATGCATTTTGTCTGCATCTTGCACAAATCACAAAAAAGTGACACCACGAGGTCCTTTTATTTTGGTTATATGCCATTTTTTATTGGATATCAGGATGCTTTTTAGCAGGTCGATAAAACTAGGTTTATAAGCGGTACTTTTGAGCACACGAACCAGAAGATCGTGACGTTGCTGTTTATTTAGAAGTTCAGTATTTAGAGTTTGCTGGAGATCAGGAGCTGAAGATTGAATGCCGTCGAGTGTCAGCAATTGATTTGAATAATTCATGGTTTTTCCTTATGTCAAGTTTGAAACCTGACACCAATCAATTTCCACAAAGATTGGTGACAGACTGAACAGGGGTGGAAATTTACCGTCATAAGGAACGGCTGCCCCGAAGGGCACCCTGTCCAGCCTGCCATAAAAGGCATAGCCGAATTTTACACAAAAAAACAGCCGCTTGCGCGACTTTATTTGCGCCTTATGATGGTTTCAGGTTTCCACGCCTGACTACAGATTTTGCTGTAGTGGTAAAACTGTATCAGTGAATCATTTTATGCGTCAAGTGAAAGATACAAAAAAGCTCCAGATTCTGGAGCTTTTATTTTATTTGGCGTTTTCGCAGAGTTGCATACCTTCTTCTATTAATACCGATGGATTCATTTTAATTTTTTGTCCCATAATTTCAGTATCTTTTGTAATTTCCATGATTGTCACATAGTCATTTTGAGCCGATCCATTGACGCCATATTTTTGGCCATCTGGTGCAGTAAAAATGATTCGTGTCGGTTGTTCGCAATGTAAGGTTCCTTTATCCACAGTCAGTGGCCATTTATCCCCAAACTGATCTGCTGTGACTTCCACTGTTTTATATTCTGGTGTACTGCTGCATGCAGATAGAAATGCTGCACATAATGCACTTATAAATTTTTTCATGGGATGCCCTCTATATAAATTAAAAGCCCCATGTGGGGCCTTTAAAGGATGTCTGAAAATGTATCAAGCCTGTACACCCAGCAATATGCTGTCATCCTGTTGTTATTATAACCGTTTTTTTAAAACCATCCTACTGTGTGGAGAAATAATAAAGCACTGCCACAGATACCACATATTGCGCCAACTAAAAATGGATAGAGCCACATTAGTATTTTACTCTTTACGTTTTGATTGAGCTTGAATAAATGCACAGCTCTGTTTGGCATTTTGTTGAATCAGCTTTTCAATGCGTTTGGTATAACGGTCAAACAGATACCAGGTGATGATGACAACAGCAGACAAGAGGTTTACAACAATTAAAATCAGTGCGGTGGTCTGGTTCATTTGATTGTCCCTATATATGAGCCATGTAAAAGGGCACGATTCTGTTTTTGAAATTGTTCGATGTAGGCTTCACGGCACAGATCCCAGCCAATCCAAAATTCTTTTTCTGGGAACATTTCAAGTTGCATTTCTAAATGATCAAGCGCATTGATAAAACGGTTATAGTTTTCTTTGAAATCAGATTTATTCGCAGATTTAAGCGTTGGTATTTCGTGACATATAGCATCACCAATCAAGGTTTTATTGTTGTTTGAATCAATGATCCATATTTGCGTTTTATCCATTTCTTCATCCTTAGATACACAATCAGGGCAGAGGCATATAAATGGTTCAGTTGTATTACCGATAACGATTGGCATGACGTTCTTCCTTGGTCTTGCATTCAATACATAGCGTGACAGCACCCAGTTTTTGGCGTTCAGGTGGAATGTCATTACCGCATTCTTCACATTCAGACAATGATGGTGTGCTGTAGTCACGTGGTACCACGTGAACTTGATCCAATTGATTTTGTTGGGCGATATCGAATTTTTTAGACACGTGAAACCTGTGAATTTTTATTTTTATGTGGAGAAGGGGGGAGGTTTATTTCTGGATTAGGTATACCAGAGGGTGAAAGTTCAAATTCAATCTGAAAAAAACCTTGTGCAGTAAAGCCACATTCAACATTTGAACACTGAGCATGAAAACGTCGTAAAAGTGGATTTAATTCGACACTGTTTCGGATGGGGAAACTTGAACCGCAATGGGGGCATTTAGTACGTGAAGGTCTAGACATATTGCACCTTTGGATCAAAATTTATTCATACGAATATACAACAAAATTACGATATATCGAAATTTTATGTTGTAAATGTTATTTAATATCGTTATTTTAATTAGACCCATTTCATCCTGACTTCACCCCAGAGTCGGGATTTTTTTTATTTTGATTTTTTATATTTATCAATTTTTGCCTGTTCACGTTTTAAGGCATTGGTCGCAGTCTTTTTAGATTTATAAATATGCGTAAGTTTTAAAGGTTTGGACTGATCACCAGAGGTCAGTTTGATGGACTTGCCACCTTCACTGTAATAGGCGATTACACCGGTATATTCGGCATAGTTTTTACCTGTGCGTTTTTTCTTTTTGGCTTGCTTTTCTTCTTCTGTTTTTTCTTCCTTGCCTTCAAATAAGGTCGACACGTCATCTGCATCGGGCAGCTGCACTTCCAATTCAACTGACGTGGTTAGACCACTGTCATTTAATGTATGGGTGACGTTGGTACCTAGCCAAATGATGTCATCAATTTCAGGCTTTAATCCGTTGAACTCAAATTCTTGTTCAGGTATCAGCGTTGGATCTCCTTTGGCCAAAGCATAAGTCAGCTTTTGTGCAGTCCGTTTGCAGCGGTTGTATTCGGCATTGGCTGCCAATTCTGCAGTGATCTTGTCCCGATGCACATAGCGAATTTCTTTTAAGTTGTCTTCACTGTCACCCACAAAGACATGCAGTTTTTTGGCTTTGCCTTCTGCATAGTAATAGGCTTTGACACCAGTAATGTTGTCGGTACCGGTACCATTGGTGTAGTTGTGCTGGTCGCCTTCATCCCGGGTAATGATTTTTCGTGGAAGGGCTAAACCAGACACAGTTTGGCTGGCACCACGTGGCAGTAAAATCAGATGACCATTTTTTACAGTCGCAATGGCATCCTGTTCATCGGCAATTCGAGTAATGAGATTTGCATCGGATTCATTTTGAGCAATGTATTTAATTTTTTTTGATGCAAATTTTTCATGAACAATGACTTTGAGTTCATATTCATCACCGATCTTGTCAAAGATTTGCTGAATAGTTTGATTATTCCAACTGCGTTCACGTTTCTGTTTTAAACCTTCTGACACGTCATTGGCCATTGCAGAAATGGACAGCACATCTGGTACACCGCGATGTGACGTTGATTCAACCTTGTACACGCCTTTGTCAAATAAACCGGTATTGGACCAACCTAACCACACCTGGATCTTTGCACCTTTGGGTGGAATTGAAAGCATGCCGTCTGAATCATCCAATTCAATATCGACGGTGTCCACGACCAAGCCACGATTATCTTTGACTGTCAGCGACATGAGACGTGTAGCCATTTGCGGTGAAATGTCCACACCATCGACTTCAACACGAAATATGGGTGTTGGGTATTCAGTCAAGTTTTCATATGCACTGATGGCATTATTTGCAAAATTTAAAGCCTGTTTCAGCATTACAAGATCCTATTCAATGCACCAATGCCCATGCCAACCAGTGTGCCCAAAATGCTGGGTTGCCAGTCGCGAACGATGGTCAGTTTGATGGTGAATTCTGTTTTACGTGCTGCACCATCTTTGAAGAAAAAGGTTTTGCCTTCTTCCAGATCATTGATGATGACTAAGCCATAAATTTTGCCTGTGCCTTCGATGAGGGTATAGGCTTTACCGGTGTCACCCATTTGACGCACGATGTCCAAAGTGTTTCGACTGCCGGTGATCTCGTGATAAATCACACCTTGCAGGGTGATGGTATCTTCACCCTTGCCCACAAACTGATAAGCAGGTGCAGCACCAACACGGCTATTGGATGGATGTCGCCAGTTGGTAACACGTTTTAATTCTTGATATGAAGCAGTGCGTAATGAAAACACGAACATGCCTAAAGCCATCATCATGTGTGATTACTCCGTGTCTGTTAAAAATTTACGTTTTGCATTCTGTTCTTCTTGCGCGACACGTTGTAATTCCTGACGCAAGGCTTCAGCAGTACCTTTCACAAATGAACCATCTTTGGCTTGAATGGTGATGTTGATGGTGTCATTGCTGACAAATGATTTGGAAGATCCACCACCTATTGAAATTGGTTTAACCGGTTTTGTTTTGACGGCTGTGTCGACTACACCTTGCGTGGCAGTGGTGGTTGCTGCGACTGGTAGTCCATTGGCATTGGTAATACCGTTGGCCATCCCCTGCATGGTGTAGCCACCAATGCCCATGAATACTCGTGAAGGGGAGTGGATGCCTAGAATGCCCTTGGCTTTATCAATGACACCACTGACAGCACCTGTGATGGCATCCTTGACAGCATTCACTTTGGATAAAATACCGTTTTTGAGTCCTTCCAAAATCATGGCACCAAAGCCGGTGAACTTGGCAGGCAGATCTATACCGAACCATGACAGTACTTTGGCAAAGGCTGAATAGAACAGACCAATTGGGGACCAGTTGACAATCAGTGCAGAAATGCCACGAATGCCACCATTGAATGCTGTTTTGATGGTATTCCAGATACCAACAAAGAAAGCTGAAATAGGTGCCCAGTTCTTATAGATCAGGAATGCAGCACCAGCAATGGCAAGTACAATCCATGTAATTGGGTTGGTGAGTAAAGCCATGCTCATGGCACGTGCTGCCATAGCGACCACACCAAATGCGCGACCGACCATCATCATTGGACCAAAAACAGCAATTAAGCCAATCGATAGGGCAGACAGACCACCCACAATGGCAATGGCACCAATCGCAATTTTGACTAAACCAGATGACAGACCAGGATTCGCCTGTGACCATTTTTGAACGGCACTCATGACACCATTAAAGCTGCCAATCATAGAATTCACACCAGGTAATAAAACATTACCGATGGTGATGCCTAAGGCTGCCATATGGTTCTTGGCCAGTTGAATATTGTTGGCTGTTGTTGCTGCTCGAGCAGCATATTCAGCTTCCATCGATCCAGCATAGACTTTGGCATCTGACACAGCATTCAAGTTCTTTTTCAGCGTATCCAATCCTTGTGAATACTGCATCACAATCGGCAAAGCTTCAGAGCCGAACAATTCATTAGTGATCGCCACCTGTTCATGTTTTTCGAGTTCTTGAATTCCCTCGATGACCTTCGCCACAGTTGCTTCAGCATCTTTCTGCATATCTTTAGACACTTGAACACTGTCCAAGCCCAATTTTTTAAATGCTGCAGACTGACTTTTGGTGGCTGATTCACCTTTGGTCAAGGCAAGAATCATGTTCTTGATCCCAGTTGCAGCCACATCGGGTTCAACCGATGTCAGTGATGCAGCCATGGCAGCAATACTACTGGATGCAAAACCACCGACTTCACCTAATGCACCGATACGTTGAACGACTTCCATGATCTTGTCGGCTTTGTTTGGTGATGTGTTGCCCAGGTAGTTGATTCGGTCAGCCAGCGCGACCACTTGTGGCTGTGTCAGTTTAAATGCTGCACGCATTTCTGCCATGCTTTGACCTGCTTGATCTGCAGTGATGTCAAATGCAACACCCATTTTTACTGCAGATTCTGCAAAGCCCAGTAATTCATTTTTAGCAATACCAGACTGAGCACCAGCAGCAACGATGGCTGCAATATCTTTGGCTGCCATTGGCAGACGTGTGGTCATTTCAACAATCTGATCTGACATGAGTTTATACGCTGGTGTAATTTTACCGGCTTCATCTTTTAAACCGTCCACGACTTTGGCCACATCCGCCATGGCTGACTCATAATCGATAGCAATTTTGACTGGTACTGCTAGTGATGCAGCACCAGCACCGGCAATCATCAGACCTTTTTTTGCCATTTCATTGGCTTTGCCCATGCGTGCCTGCATCTTTTCGTATTTCTTCTGGGCTTCTTCATGTTTGCCTAAGGCTTCTTTTTGTTTGTTTAGCTCCATAGTGGTCAGATGAATCTTATTTTTGAGATCCGATTCTTCTTC